TTTGTCCACTTTGGCTTTGTCGTAGGCAAGTCTGCTGCCGCCTTTTTTACTTGGAGCCCAGCCGTGAATCATTGTGATGCCAATTTCTGCTGGGAACTGTCGGCGTGCTTCCTCGAGCATTGCTGGGCTACTGGCCTTAATCTTGGCGGCAGCCTTGAAACGTGCTGACTTGTCCATCTTGCCTAGTTCAGTCATAGCTTGCTTGAGGCCTGTAATTTCTACACTCGTGGCAAGGCTCATGGCTTTCGGCTTTCGTTTAACAGCTTAATCGTGGTATTTAGATCAGCTATGTCAAACTCTACAGCAGGTGGCCACCACCCGACTGCTACTAAGACACTGGCTAGGGAATGGCGGTAGGTTCCGCTTGGGTAGGGTTTGCCGGATCATTGTCCACCACTTCTAAAGTCACTAAACGCTTAATAAAATCGTCAAGCACTACTGGCACCGTAATGCCAGCAACTTTTGATGACTCATACGCCATAAAAGCCAAGTCTTCAATGCTTATGCCTTGCTCGCCAATGGTGCTCGACTTGCGTTTGTATTTGCGTTCCCATTGCACAATGACATACAGACTGGTTTGCACTTGATACGGGCCTTCGCCAGCATCCACTAATAGTGTCAATTTCATGTCGGGTTCCTTTGGTTATTTAGGGTGTGATGTCTCGAGCGTATGTGCCGCCAATGAATGACGCGGTAATCATTGACAGTTCTCCTACAGAGCCAGTAATTGGTGTGTAGTCAACCAGCTGCATGTTAATGATTGTGAACTCAGGGTTAGAGGCTGTTTCTGACGTGCCTGATGGCGAAATGACTAACTGTGTAGTGCCTGTGCCCAGATTGGCGAACAATGTGGCCTCGACCTCGCCAGTGCCATAACTGAGATACATCTCAAGTTCTACAGAAACAGTTTGTAGGCCCGGCACAAAACGATGTCCGGTATCGCCAAAGGCTGTGCTTTCGAGGCTGTCCACACCAAGTGTGATGGTTGCGCTGCGGCACTGATCAGTTAAATCCACAGCTGTGCCACCAGTGGTGGGCGCAAGGTTTACGGTTGGGTTAGTGAGATAAGTACTTGTGGCCACGATGGTTCTCCTGTGTCAAACGGTGCCGGGTGCCGTATCTGTTGTTAGTTCTAGCAGATAATACTACTGCAGTGGGGTATCTCATTGCTTTTGTGCCTGCATAGCCATTTGTAAATCGTAAGCAGGGTACATTTGGCCGCCAATGTCAAGCATGGATGGCTGCCCAGCCATAATCACAACTGACGAGCCAAGGACAGTAGCGACAATGCTCAGGATATTTTGCAGGACTGGTAGCCCAGCTGGGCCACTGCCGATGACACGTACTGGGATGGTCACGCGGATGATGTTGCCACCACCAGCGATTGTCTCAAAACTTGGGGCATCGACATAGACACAGTTAGGGACAATTTTTGTGGGGTCACTAACTACGCGTAGGCCCGTGACTGCTGTGAGTGTGGCCTTGAGGTCATCCATAGCCTCATTCAGAAGTCCTGTGGCAGGCATTAGGCAACCTGTGGGCGGTCTATGCCCAACAGCTGTTTAATCACTGGTGTCATGGCGCTCACGGGGGCAGACCCCATAGCATCAAACGTGGCAAAAGTGTCTTGGACTGAGCCACGAGAACGCCAAAGAGCTGCACCATACATCAATGTCCCAAGCGTTACATCATGCCCGGGTGACGTTGTGAGGCTGTCAAAATAGCCAGACTCTTGCCTGCGTCGATAGCAAAAGTCATTTGCAGCGTTTCGGGCTTGCCCAACCAGTGTGTAGTCATCACTTGGGTTTGTAATGTCCACGCCAAGGTATGTAATTAGATCAGCGTTAGTAGCCACCCATGTGCAATTTTGCGTATAGGTAATTGTGCCAGTAGCTGACGCTGTGCGATCAACGTCAGTGCCAGTGCACTTAAAAAGCACCTGATTAGGGATGCTGACATTGCTGTTAAATAGCAAGTCACCTTCGGTGTCTATGCCAATGTACTCATACTTGGGCATGGCATAGACCACGAATGTGCCATTAAAAGGTGAAGCAACGCTGGCAACAGTGATGGATTGCCCCACCTCTATTTCAGTATCGGTCAGTGTTTGTAGCACTGCATAGTTGTCTAGCAGTTGCTTAAAAGTGACTGTGTATGTAGCCATCGGCGGTAGCCGCCTTTCGGACTAAGCGATTACGATGCCCTGAATGAAACTTGACTTGGCAACAAATGTCGCAAAGTAGCCGTAGTACGAGAATGTGCGAGACAGCGTTGATGGGTTCGCAATGCTGAGAACGCCTTGCTGCGCTTCGTAAATCTCAAAGCCCGGTGCGTAAACAACAAGCATCGTGCCAGAAGCAAAGTTGTTATCCACAACAAGTTGAAGTCCCATTACATCCATGCCTGTGTACTGCAGGCCGCCTACGCGACCAAAGCTGTTCTGTCCGATGACACCATTGGTGGTGTAACCCAGCACTGGGCGCTTTGAGCCGTCAAGCTGTGCACCCAATTTTTCCCACACATCGGGTGACACGCAAAGATGGGTTGGGAAGTAATTGCTGTCCTCTGCAATTTCGCGTGCTGCGTCATACAGAGAGTTGATTAACGATGTTGGGTTGTCAGCGGTCACAGTCCATGTTGAACCTGATGCTGTTTTGCCTGCTACAAGTGCGTCAGCTGCAATGTCATCAGTTTTAATTAGGTACTCACCAGCAAGGTCATTCAAGATCAAGTTCATTGAGGCAGGGTCTGTGAAGTCCATGTCCTGCATTGTGAGCGTGACCTGACCAGCAACAGTTGTTTTAGTAACTGTGTTAGAAGCAATGACCATCGTGGTAGCAGAAACTGCTGAGCCTTCGGTCTGTGTTGCTGCGCTGGTGTGCGTGGTGATTGTTGGCCTGATAAAAGTCTTGCTTGGGGTGTTTGGCATTGAGCGAGCACCAAAAGCAGAAACAACTGGGCGTACAAAGTTCAGGTCTTGAAACAATGGCCCAAGAACTGGCACTGGCAAAAGTCCCGGCGTATCAGTTGTAAGAACGTCACCAGCAGCTGCTTGAAGTGCTGTCTGCTGATCGCGTACTGCTTCTTTGTATGCAGCATTGACGTTGTGGAACGTGTCGCCACCTGTGTGCATTGCTGCAAGGTATTCGCCTGGGGTTGGCATAACAAACTTGCGTTTTGGCTGTGCAAAAATTGACGATGCTTCGATTACTTCTGGGGCTGGGGTTTCTGACACTTCGGTCTCCTCTGACTCTGTGGGTTCAGGCTCATCGGGTGCCGTTTCTGTATTATTGCTCAAGTCATCCTCTGATGTGGGGATACTCGCTGCAACATCTGTGATGGTAGCACCACTAAAGGCTGGCTGTGGTACAAGTGACAACTCCATCCAGTCGGCTGCTTCCACAATCATAACCCCATCTTCGTTGTAGGTAAACTTGGTTGGGTTTACGCCTACCGATACTGAGTCTAAAACGCCATCGGCTGCAAGCACTAGTGCTTCATCGCCAAGAGCTGTGGTTGAGACTTTGGCTGTGAAATACATGGCGGTTTCGTCATCGGTGCGTTCGGTCACAAGACCAATGGCCTGACTGGCGTCATGGCTCATATAGAGCTTTGGCGCTTTTCCTTCGGTAGGCAGTGAGCCGGGCAAAAAAGAAACTGTCTGACCACCTGAAACTGTGGCCTCGGTGTTGTATGGCAAAGCAATGCCCGTGATAGTGCGCTTAGGGCTGCCATCTTGGGCAGCGTCAATGCTGAATGTGGAACTGGTAAAGCGCATCATGCGAGGGACTCCTGAGTGTTTTCTTGTGGTTGGTCTGGGCTATCCATTTTGTCTGCTACATAGTTTTCCTCTAGATAACTGTCTGAATCAAACTTTACATAAGTGCCACGCGGTAGCACGTTATTCATGCTGAGCGTTGAGGCTATGCAATCGGCATAAGGCTTGACACCAAAGATGTAGAGATCAGCGCGCGATTGCTCACTGCTGGTATAGGCATAAGCACCAGTGGACACGCCCACAAGGTAGGGGGGAACACCACATAGGCGTGCCAAATCAAGGGCGCTATATTGGGCTGACTCAATCATCAGCATCTTGTCTGGCGTAGCAGTGCTGGCTTCGTAGCTTAGGAACTCGTTTAGTACAGCGGTCTGGCTGGTAAGTCGAGCCTCTTGAAACGCTGCGCCAATCTCTGACAACTCTTGAGCGCTCAACGGCTCACCGCCAGTTTGTTTTAATACGCCACTAGGCAAAGACGATTGTGCGTTCTTGTAACGGCTTTGCTCAATCTTTAACGCTGTAGTAATTGTCTGTTCTGAACTGTAAACAATGCCTTGAATAGGGCTAAGGAACTGGACAATGTTGCGATAGTCCAAGTCGTTGCCAGCAAAACTGATGGACTTAGACGGATGAAAGAACACTGGGCCTTGCTCATCCAAAGTTGTTATCGAGCCAGCAGGTAGGCGCTGAAACTTAGACGGAAAGCCGTCTTGGGTGCGCTCTGTGATGTACCAAAAGGCACGCCCGTAAAACAGCAAATCGTCAAGAGTCCACGCCATCAGGAAGTTAAATGTGACGGCTGGGTCTGGCTGGCGTAGCCATGACCTAGGTGCTAGTGGCACTTCTTCCATCTCGCCAGTGGCGTCATCAAAGATTTCCCCGTACATTTTTAGCGGCATACAACCAATGACAGAAGCCAGCAAGTCACGCGATCTAGACACTGTTGCGATAGTCATGGCACGCTGACGAGCTGCGCCCTCTTGATAGTTGTAGAAGTTATCGATGGGATTTTTGCTTATGCCTGCTGGCGCATATCCGACAGCGGCCTGCACTGATGGCGTGGAGATTGCGGCCTTGGTTACTGGCTTATTGAAAATACCCATAGCGGTAGTATGCCACTTTCTGCCGGGTGTGTGTGGTACTGCCCTGCTCATCCCGACAACGCCCAGAGCAGTACCAGAAATAGTTTAGCGATTGACAATGACCATCATGGGTTTGCCTGCTTGTTTAGGTCGAGACGCTAAAGCGGCAGCCCAAATAGTGCAGCGCGCCAGCTCTATCGGTCCGGGACTCCTTTTTGAACTGAGAGCGAGTTGGTTTGACTGCATAATTGCAACGCTGCGGTTCATGTGTTCAGCAAGGTTTTGTTCACCTTGGTGCACCAGTTTCGCATCGTTAATCTGTGCCCTGACCAGTGATGTGTAGCGCAAAAGTTCGCCGTAGCCAACCACCTTGGTGCGTCTAGTTAAGGGCAAAGGTACGTGGTGTTCAAGCGATGGGGTCACGGCCAGCCCTAACAATGGGTGAGCCGCGCAAGCATCCATCATGGCCTGCTGACACTCAGCCAAAGACTGCACCACAAACTCAACCGACACGTGCACCACGCCAACATCATCTACAGCTGCACGAACAGCGACATAGCGCGAGCCATCTAGCGATGAGTCACAAGCAAGCCAGCCATTATCTGGGCCTTGAATATCTGACAGGCAGGCATCCCACTGCCCCGGCTGTAGCCAACAGGCATCGGCATTAACAAACTGGTTGAGGCTTGCCCGTAGGAAAGATGACCTGTCTGGGTGGTCAGCATCTACCAACATTGACTGCAGCTCTAAAGTTTGCCCGAGTGCAGGGTTAGCCCAACCCCACCATTGTGTGTTCATCACATCAACCCCGGGTGGTGGCGACCATTCCGCAAAGTAAAAAGCCCCGGCAC